GATATCCTGCGTTTCTTTCTGTTTTTTCTTCATTTTTACTGTCCACGAAACCGGGAAGGGCACAATTCCGGCTCGCGTTTATAAAATCCATAACGCTTTCCTCCGTCAGCCCGTCAAAATACCGCAGCACCAAAAGGCGGGCCTTCATCGGCTCGCCTCCGGTTTCATATTCTTCCAGCGTCTCGCGCACCGCGTCGCACCACGCCCGCGCCTCGCGGTCCTGCCGCCGCTGGAGCTTCCGGTACTGCCGCAGATGATTTTCCACGGCCGTGAGTACGTCACGTGTCAATCTTCCGGCCCCTGTCCGCCTGCCGCTGCGCGCACGATCTCGATCAGGCTGTCAAATCCCTGCACGCCGCGAAAGCGTTCGCTGTCCGCGGCCCCGGCCTCCGCTTCCTCCAGCTCCCGCTTTGGCAGCGCAACACGGATGCGCCCGGTCAGCACGCGGTATTCAAAAAGCTTCGCCTGCCGCCGCGTCAGTGGCTTGTCCTTTTCAATCCCCTCGAACCGCTTGAAATCCGCGATTGCCGCGCGGAAATACGGGTGCGTAAGGTCCAGCATCGGGTCCGTGCTGCACGTCGCCCGCTTTGTCTCCGGCCGCCTTCCTCCGTTGCCCCGGTATGCGTCCGGCACATGATACTTGTATGTACGCGCCACGTTCGTTTGCTCCTTTCCTGTAATGCTTAATTTATCTGTAATTCGGGAATGTTTAAAATCAAGATTTGCGAAGTTTCGCAAAAACCGCGCTTTTTCTTCGCGGGACCGTCCTGCGCAGTTTCAGGTATATGCTCCATTCCTTTGTCACATCGTTTTGTATGGGCGTTATGTCGTTGATCTCCCAGCCCTGATACTTCCGCCGCCAAAATTCCGAATCGAACACCGTGCCGCTCGTCACCAGCCGTTCCAGCTGCCTCCGTGTGTATTTCCCGTCGTTCGGCCGTGGCCGCTGCGGCTTCTCAAGGCCCCGGCTCTGCCGCCAGCGGCGTTTTCGGTTCGTGTATTTCGTCAGGTAGTTCGCCAGCCGTTCCAGGCTCTCCCGGTCAAATTGCAGCCGGTCCGCGTTGGTAATGCCCAGCCGCTCTTTATCTTTCCCCCGGCCCTTGTCGCCGTTCGGCTCCATTTTGCTGCGCAAAACCGGGCGCCCGGTCGCTGCCCCCGCTGGGGGCAGTGTGCTCGCTGCCCCGTCCGGCTCCGCCTGCCGTGGCCCCGCGCTCGCACCCCGGTACCACAGCCCCTCCAGCTCGTCGCGGGAAAGCCCGCAGCTCAGTACCACATGATGGTGGACCCGCACCGCGGGAAGGCCGTCGCCTTCCTCCCGCCACTCCGTCACGGCTATAAAACGCGGCGCAGGCAAGCCCCGCTTTCTGCTTTGGCTTCTCACCCGGCGCAAAAACAACTCCAAATCATGGTCCGCCTGTTCGATACTGTCCGGCAGGTGCGCGTCGTCATACGTTCCCGTCCAATGGATGTCACTCTCCGTAAAATTCGCATTCAGCAGCTGGATGAAATACCGCCTTGCATTCCTGGCGTTCAGGTTCTGTTGGATGCGGCTGCTTGCCTGCCGTCTCTTTGCTGAAAGGCTGGCGCCCTTCTCCCGCTCCGAGATCGGGTACAGGTCTATCTCCATGTAGTTGTCCCCACACACGTGCCGCTGTTCCCGCACAAACCTGCACCGCGTTCCCATCTTCTTTTCTCCTCTCTGCGTCCTTAACTTAATACTCCATACAAGCCCTTTCGCGGCCCCATGGCCGCGTGTGTACGGAAGTGTCCGCGGCAAAAAAATGCCGCGGACGGTATCCTTTTTATATCTCTTTTATGTACTTATCCCGGCGCTTGTCGGGCTTAAATCGCCCTCCATTTCGCCTGCGGCGAAACCGCGCGTTCGGTCACTGGCCCCACAGGGGCCAGCGTGCTCGCTACCCCAAACTCATTTCTTCGTTTGTGGGCCCCTCGCTCGCATCCCGAAAAGCCACATACCGGCCGTAACTCACCGGATCCAGCCCCATTTGCCGGCGCTTGGCATTGAACTGCTCCAGCTCCCTTAACAGCTCGTTCATCGAAAGGCTGCGCGCAGGCGCCAGCTTGTGCATTGCCTCCTGCGCCTTTCTTTGTTCTTCCTTTTTATGGTAGGTTTTCCGCTGCGACGCGCGCCGCCGTTCGGCCCGGCACGCGTCGCAGTATTTCGGCTTGCACCCCGGCCCCTTTCTCTCAATCTCTGTTCCGCAGATTTCGCATTTTAATCTCATCTTATTTTCTCCCACGGTCATTCAAAAACATCGCCGCGCAGGCGCAGCACCAGATACAAAACAAAGCAAAGGCAAAAACAACAAAAGCCATCAAATCACCCCACAGAGCATAGCGCTACGCACATCAATAAAAGATTCCAAGCCGCGTTTTTTCAGCGCATCTATTGCCTTGGCGCTTTGCGGCTCCAATTCGTAATGCGCTTCCAGTATTTTGCAATCTTCAGTATTCGCAAGCGTCGGGAATGGATACCCAAAAGGAATCAACTTCCCTTGCTCGTGATTCACTCCACACACTACCCAAGTCTCGCCGCTTGGCTTGTGTAAAACAGTATCATTCGGCATTATTTTCGTTCGCTTACTTTCCATATTCACTCCTCCCGGCGCTGGCCGTCCCCGAGCATCAGCTGTCCGTGCTGGTACACCTGATACAGCGTGCGGCCCTTGCCGTCCGTCATGTACGGCAAAAACACTTCGTCCACATGTACGTTGCCCGCCTCCACAAACGCCATCTGCGCCAGTATCCAATCCCGAATGTTTCTCCATGCCGTGCGCTCCGCCTGCTCGGCGTCCAGTCGAATTTTCTGCCGCTCAAAAGCAGCCATAACACCCGGCGTGTTTGCGGGAAGCTGAAACAGCATCCCGCCTTGCGCTGTCTGCAAACCAAAAGTAATTCCTACGGGCCGTCCCCGGTCGTCATAATCCACCATGATTTTGCGCGCGCCGTTCCGGGCAAGCGCGCCCTGTATTTCTCCCAGGCTTTCGAATACGTCTATTTTTGTGGTGTAGTTTTTAATAGGCACGGTCATTCCCCCCTCGCCAGCTCCGCCGCCTGTCCCAGCAGCTGCGCCATTGCGCTGCCCAGCTTGTCCGCTTTGTCTGTATTCCCCTTGCCCCGCATGCTGTTCAGCAGTCCCAGCGCTGTGTTCATGTCCCGCTGTATGCCCTCAAACAACAGGCTGAAGCGCAAGGTATCCTGGTCCCCTGCAATCTCCAGACGCTTTTCCAGCTCATGCGCCCGTTCCTCCGCCTGCTTTGCGGCGTTCTCCAATTCCACCCGCTCCTGCTCCGCCTGTGCCTTCGCCCGGGCGGCTGCGGCGTCCTCCGCTTTTTTCACCGCATCGGCCTGCGCTTTTTCAGCAGCCTTTTTTGCTTTTTCCCGCTCGTCCGCCCGGGCGGCGCGCACAGCCTCGGCCTTTTCAGCTTCGGCCAGCTTCTGTGCCTCGGCCCGGGCGGCCATCGCCGCTTGTGCACGCACCGCGTCAAGGTCAACGCACTGCTCTGCGTCCCCGCCTTCCTCCGCGCATGTCTCCACAGGCTCCTGCCTCAGCTTTTCCAGAAGTTCATCCTTTTCCCGGCTTTCCGCCTGCAGCCGCGCAACCTCTTTTTTCAAAAAGGTCTCGCTGTTCTCCGCGTCGGCTTTTTCCGTTTCCAGCATGCTGATCTGCTGCGCAAGCCCGTTTTTTTCCGATATCAGCGCCTTTATTTCCTCCCCCGTCATGCCCGCAAGGTCGTTTTCCCCGGCAAATTCCGCCCTGTCCGGGGCGGATACCTGGGTCAGAAGCAGCAGCTTCGTTACGCCCAGCCCCGCGTTCTGCTCCAGCAGCTGGGGCGATAACCGTTCATATACCTGAATGTAGTTGTAAGCCTGCCGCCACTTGATGCCAACGGCCTGCTCCGCATAATCCTCGAACCGCGCAAACCCCAGTGCCGAATACAGCTTGCGGTCGCGCATTTCCTTCAGCTGCCTGCAAAACTCCACCATTGCCGTTGCCGCCGCCCGCATATTCGCCATAATATCGCTGTGCAGCTGCATGGCCTGCCCGCGCTCGTCGGGCTTAATTCGCCCTCCGTTTTGCTGCGCAAAATCGCGCTGGCCGGTTACCGGCCCCACAGGGGCCGCTATTTTGCCGTCCCCGTCACGGCTGCGCCGCGCCGGGACCCCGCCGTCAAAATCCCGGCGCTCGTCGGCGCGCTCGTCCAGTGTTTTTACCTCTTGTCCTTTCATTTTCCTGTTTCCTTTCCGTCACGCGGCCTTTCCCGCCGCCTTTTTCTTTTTCATCCACACATTTTCACGCCATTTCTCCGCCCATGCCTTTACATCCTCCGGCGGATGGCAGTTGCCTTTTCCCAAAAGCTGAATGATCTGCCCGCTTTTTATGTCCAGATTGAGCGTAAAAAACGGTACGTCCGGCTCGTCGGCGCGGCGGATAAAAAAGATCACCCGGCCCGCAAGTACATTCTGGGTATATCCGCCCACGCAATGGTGCAGTGCGTGGCCCTCGTCCACAAGCTCCTGTGTGCTTTTAGCAGCCCGGATGCTGTATGCGCCCTCCTGCCAGTCCGCCCGGCGGATGCGTTTCCACATGGCTGTAAACTTTTCCGCGTTTGCCTTTTCCCGCTCTGCCTGCTGTGCGCGCTCTTTTTCCTTTTGCGCCTCCACCAACCTGTCGTGGCGTGCAAAAAGGTCATACGGCATTGCGCTGTCCCGGTCAGGGTGATTTGCTGCCCCCGCCTGTGCGGCAAGCCGCCTGTAATCCAGCCACATGTTCAGCGTATGCCGCAGCGCTTCTTCCTCCGTTATGGCGGCATGTCCGCAGCCGTGCCGCATTTGCCGGTCCAGCTCCCGGCGTGCGGTCCGTTTCAGATCCCTCCAAACCTGCGCCAGCCGTCCCGGCTCCAGCCGCTCTATTTTCTCCAGCTTCCCGCCGTACTGCAATACACGGACAATCCGCTGCAGGTCGTCCAGGCTGGGGGCATATCCGCTCCGCTTCATTGCCGTATAGATGGGAAGCCAGTCCCACGGCCAGTCCTCTGCCCGGTAACGGTCGTATTCCGGCCGCGTCAGTCCGAGCGCGCGGTGCGGTTTCGTCTCGCCCCGTTTCAGGGTTATCCTTCCGGCGCATATCCCCAGCACCGTGTCCCAATCTTCAAAATCGCAGAAGCCTTCCATCACGGGCAGCCTCCGGCCGATCGTTGCCAGCCTCACCGGGTAAAGGCACCGCTGCTTTGCCTGGGCATAGCCGCGCAGCCTTGCATTTTCAAGCGGCGTTCCGTTCAAAGCGCCCTCCTCGGGCGCCATCAGTACAGGCACCCCGCGGAAAGGCCAATTGTCCAGCATCCTCGCCTGCGCATACCATTGGTCCAGATATGCGCGCTGACGTCCCATGCACCACGACTGATAGCAGTTAAAGGCATAATCTCCATAGGGTCCCCAAGCGTAAATGTGGGAGGGGACCGCCGCCCAATGCTCCACGGCGTCATTGCCCACCCAATAATTCACTTCATATCCCTGCGCCACTGCTGTGTCCTTGTGGCGGTGAAACCAAAGCAGGCTGCCGTCCGCTTCATATGGCAGCTTTCCGTTTCTCTTGCGAACGGCCATACAGTGCGCGCCGCAGGCGTCGCATCCCGTCATGGTCCGGTTTTCGTATTCTCCGCGCCATTCATAACGCACGGCGCCGCACGCGCTGCAGGTGCATTTGTCCATTCGTTCCCGGATGCCGGTTAAAGGGTCTGCCTTCCATACGCTTTCCATCAGCAAAACGTGCCTTGCTTCAAGTCCGCGTTCCTGCATGTACTGCTGCCATCCCTCCGGCAGCCTGTCCGAAAAAAGCTCTTCCGGTTCATATCCTCCCGCATTCCCCGCGCCGCTGGCAGTAAAAGTGCCGTCAGCGCCGCGCCGGCCATGCTCTGCAAGGAAGATCATTTCCTCCGCTCCCCGTGTGATTCCCCGGGGAATATTGAAAAACGCCTCCATGCGTTTTCCGTCTGCCCGGGATGCCCATGCAAGGGTGCGGCATCCTGCCGCTTTGAAAAGGCCCTTTGTCGTTGATTCGCCGTCCGGCCAAAAAAACACACGCCGCTTCCCCTGCCCGTCAAAAAATTCCCGTGCATACAAAACGCCGCGCGCCCACAGGTCCAGTGCCAGCACCGGCCCGTCCGCCGTTTCATGCACCTTCGCGCAGATCACGCCCGGCGCAGTGCACGGCCTCGCATGCTCCTGTGCGGCGCGCATCGCCTTTGCAGGCTTTACCGCCCGCGGAAGCGCCAGCAGGTCATCGTTCTTTATCACGGCTCTGCACCCCCTTATAAAAAGTCTGCAAGGTTGATCGCCAGCCCCAAAGCACGCTGTTTCGTTTCTTCCGGGGCCGTTATCCCGTAAAATTTTCGGATGATCTGTTCCGCCGTGTCAGGCGGAACGCATACGCAGCTGCCGCCCTTCTTGTGTTCATCGGCCCATGCTTTGATACGCTGCTCGCAGTCCGCTATGCCCATTCCCTTTCCCTGCAGGTCATGCAGCACAAATCCTGCCGCCTCCGGCTGCATTTTCAGCAAATCCATAAGCTGGTGCCCAACCATCACGGCCGGGCTGTATTCCGGCAGCTTCGCTTGCTGTTGCCGGATGATATCAAATGCCTGCTGCATTTCATTCATGGTCTTTTTCTCCTTCGTTAAATTCATATAGCCAATACCCAATGCGCCTTTGCATGGGTGCCAGCGGCCAAACCGGAGCAAAATAGTGATCGAGCAGCGGAATGCTTTCCAAATAAAGAAGGCCACCGCCGATAATCTGCATCTGATATATGGCCCGTCCGTAGCTTATTCCTACGCTTTGCAGGCGTATTTTGCGCGGCACTCTGTCACGGTTATGCAGGTCTATCCCCAGCTTGTCGGCATCAAACCCGCTAAAATCCCAAATCCAAGACGGCGGCACGATCATGATTTTCGGCTCAAAAGTCCAGCACTTGCTCCATGGCCTCGGCCCCAATCCAATTTTTACGTTATATCCGCCATGCGGCTTCAGAAGATCTTTTTGCTGGTTCACTGCACAATGGTCTCCACGACCGCCCATCCAATCTGCCGACACACTCAAGAGCCATCCGTTTCTTCTGTTTCCCAGGTCGATGTATTCAAATTTTTCTCCCAAACGGCACGGCGCCCATATTTCATTGTCCCACGGCATACTCCTGCCTCACTTCTTGCATTCAACTGCAATTTCCCATTTCCGGCACAGCCGCCGTCAAAAAGTTCATCTGGCACTTCATGCAGCGTCCCGGCGTTCTGTTTTCCATTTCGCAGAACGCGCCGTCATTTCCCAGCAGCTCCGCGCTGCGCTCCGCCGGGCAGGCCATCCCCTGCGCCGCAAGGTCAGCGGCCCGCATGCCCTCATATTCCGGGTGCAATTCCAATATCCTTGCGTAAAAGGTCATTCTTCTTCCCTGCTTTCCGCATAAATTTCTGCGGCGATCATCCGCCGGAACTCCGCCCAGGTCACCCGCATGTCCCGTGTGCCCTCTATCATTTTGCGGTTGGAAATTTCGTCCATTGCCTGTTCGTAGGTGATGATCTTGCTGATCAGCGACGCCGTGCCAAAATAGGCCTCGTCCCCCATGATCTCCCGCGCCTGCACCTCTCCCCGCAGGTCCCGCAAAAGCCTCGCCCGTTTTTCAGGCGGTACGGCCTCCGCCTCCTTGTAGTCGCTCACAGCGTCCAGCGGCACCGGATGCGCGCCGTTCCTGCTGATTTTATACAACAGATACTTCACCTGCTGCTGAAAGTTCAAAATCTCGTCCATGCTCGTCATGCCCGCAGGGGCGCCCTTTCCGTTATCCACAACGCCGCCCCGCTTCCCCCTTGTGTTTTTTATACGCACATGGTATATTTTTAGTGGAGATAGCAATTTCCACTTCCTTTGCCTCGTCCGTGTTCCCGCACGGCCGGGGCCTTTTTGTTTCCGGGCAAAATTTTGCTTTGCAAAACCGGCCCGCCCAGTTGCCGGCCCCACCGGGGCCGGGCATGCTCGCTCCCCCGTTTTCGCTCCGCTCAAATGGGGCCCCGCATATTCCCGCTGGGTCTGCCGGGGGATGTTCCTTTGCTCCCCGGCTGGCCCCCGCGCTCGCACCCCGGGGCCTTTTTGTTTCCGGGTCTTTCCCCGGGTCCAGCAGCTTTGCGCGCACACCCAGCC